CATGGAAAATCTTCCAGTAATTGTTCCTCCTTTTTCTCCTCTTATCTGATTAATATCTGCATGTATTCTTCCTTTATGAACAAAGCTTAACAGGCCTTCTACAAAAGTGCCTTCCGCTTTATCAAATTTTCTTGCTTTTGCAACCATTCTTAAAAAATGATTTGCATGAGTTTCTAAATAATTTTTTGGTAGTTGAGGTCGGTTAGATTTAGGTGTTGTTTTATAATCTTTTATTTCTAATTTATCTAAAAGTTTTTTTATAGAGGACGCTGCCCAAATCTCAATTTTAATTCCTGTTCGTCTTTGGATATAATTAATTATATTGTTTTTAGTGTTTCTTAATCTTTCTCCTAATTTTTTGGCAGCACTAACATCAATCCTTACTCCTTTAAATTTCATATCAACAAGACAAAGAAATAATTCTGTTTCTAGTTCAAAGATATGTCTTAAATTCTTCGAAACTGGTTTATCTGAATGAGGTTCCGCTATTCTTTCTTCATTTAATTTAACATTAAAAATGTTCCACAGACGTAAAGTTAAGTTAACGTCTTGCTCTGCATAATCTTTTACTAAGCTGTAAGGTAATTTGTGCATATTAAGCATGGGGTCTTTGATGCCGTGATCAATAAGCGCCTTTTCTTGCAGGTCATACTTATATTTAGAATCTTTTAAATATTCTTTACTAATAGCGTCTAAAGAATATCTCATTTTGTTTTCGTCAATAATTGAAGCAGCAACCATTGTGTCTAGTAATGGTCCCTGAGGCATGAGTCCTGATTCTTTACGAATCCAACAGACATCATACATTGCATTGTGAAATACTTTTTTAATGTTAGGGTTTTGAAATAATATTTTATTTAATTTGTTCCAAGTTTTTTTAGGGTCAAGATTGCCTGTCATCGCGTGCCGTATTGGAAAATACATTGTCTGCTTTCCTGTAGCCACGGCAATACCGCAAACATAACCTGATTCACGAATAGCTCCTGATCCTTTATTTTTTAGATCTGGATCATAAGTTTCTAAGTCAACCGCAACTGTATCTACTCCTTTTAAATCAAGATCAGCTAACTCTGGTGGAACACACATTATGATTTATTCTTCCATTTTTTATAACCATCAACCCAGTCCTTACCTGAAGTTGGAGGGGAAGTTCTTTCTGCTTCTTCTTTAGTAATACCCGCATTGCGGTATTCCTCTTCTTCTGTCATGGGTATTAATTTGTAATCTCTTTCAATTATCATTTCAATGAAGTGAACAGCTTTTTCTAAATCTTCCTTTCCATTTTTGTATCTGTGTCTACAGATATATTTAATAACATTACCTTCTGGAAAAAGCAATTCGTTCTCAATTACAAACTTACTTGGTTGAATCTTCATTTTCTTGTAGTGAGATCCTCCTACTTGTTTATCGTACGCACTCATTTTTTCTCCTTTCATTTATACTCCTAAATGTAAATATACCCACAACGCTGTGAATAGTGTTACCGTTATTAAATCCATTTTAGCTTCCGTCATTTTTTAACTCCACTGCAGGTCCATAGTTTCCTAGTTCCTTTCCTGTTTGTGATTTTAAAACCCACGCATCATTTATTCCTCGACTAAACATTGTGTATTTTAATCGAAGCTGTACATACCTGGGCTCTGGTTTTCCTCTGTATAATGTTAAATCTCCAACCACATTATCAAAGGTTGTTCCTTTTACTTTATGGATATTTCCATATTTAATTCTAATGTCTCCATCAAAATCAAAACCGTTTACTAAAACTTTTTTTATATATATCATTCGGGCTACATGTTCTTTTTTTTCAATTCCTTTATGTTGCTTTCTTAAAAGATCAAAATTTTTGTTTAGGTCAGGTAAAAACAATTTACTATTTATTAATTCATTATAGCTGTAATCTTTTTTAATCCAGCCTTCAAATTTTTCTTCCCCTCTACCTCTTACAACAGCTTTGCTTCCTAAATAATAATGAAAATTTTTAATTTGAACTAAACTTTTGGACTCCCCATCTATAAATTTAGGCCATTCAAAATGAGAGCGTAATTCTTTTTTTGAAACATGAGCAGTATTGTCCACATGGGCGTACTCAAAACCATGATGTTCTAAAAATTTAGTCACAAGTTTGTGGCTAGGCGTTCCTCTAAAAGAAAATAAAAAACGTTGTTTAGTATTTCTCATTTTGTCCATAAGAATATCCAAATTTTTTGAAGGATTAAAATTTGATAAAGAATATATCTTTCCTTCCACTCCTTCTTTTGGTAACCATGTTCTTTCATAACCATAGTGTTTCCACACGGGGCTTATAATAGTTTTACAAAATTCGTTAATGGCTTTACCACATCTAAGTCCTTTTTTTAATTCGAGAAAAGGTTTAGCGGCAGCTTTGTGAAAATAATCTGCGTCCGATCCGGCATACTCATATATTGTTTGGTCAGGATCTCCCACTAAATAAAAATGGTTATCTCTAACGTTTTTGGCTATTTTTTTAATAGCCGTAAGCTGAGGAATATTAGCATCTTGAGCCTCGTCCACAATTAACATTTCAACGGTAGATTCTTTACTTAAAGAATTAAACTCGTCGATCATATCTGCATAGTCGTGGACCCTATTCTTATTTTTATAATCTTCGTAAAGTTTTTTTATTTTTTTTATATTATTAATGTTATAAGGAGAGTATTCACTATTATCAGTATTTTTGTGGTTCCAGTGCTCTTCTAAAGTCCTTTCATGTCCTCTTGCGTCTTTTATAAACTTAAGAGCTGGATGTTTTTCAGAATTTGTTACTTTAGTTACACGAAATTCTCTATGCTCTTCACGTAAATTTTTAAAATCGTCTTCAGAGAATAACTCTCTTCTTATAAGCTTATGTCTACAATAATGATGGATTGTACATATACGATCTTTAAAGAATTTTCTTCTATATCCTTTTTCTTTTACTTGTTTTAATTCCATGATGGCATCTAAAATCTGCTCAACAGCCACATTGGTATGAGATAATAAAATTATTTCTTCAGGGTTATATTTAGAAAAACCTTCTTCATATTTTTCTACTAAAAATATATGAGTTTTTCCTGTTCCAGGAGGTCCAACAACAAATCTAGCTTCCATCGGTTATTCCTTTTGGTGATTCTTCAACCACTCCTTCTATAATAAGATCCTTGTTGTCTATAGTAAAATCTTTAATTCTCCACGAGACACATGATTTATAATCTTTCTTTTCCTTTGTTCCCATATTAACTTTTCCTTTTATTTTTTTAGCCTTTAATATTTTTTGCACATTTAAAACAAGGTCTACTCGTTTCATTTTTATTCTTTTCTCTTCTAAATAATCCTCAAAATCAGTTAAATTAAATTCTATAGAACCATCTTGCTTGTTTGCATAGGGACTGTTGTACTCTACTAAATTTTTTTGCTCATAATCAAGTCCTTTAAGCTTTATATATTGTAGAAAACGTTTTTTAAATATAAGGTCTTCACTGGCTTCGTCTTCGTATTCTTTTGATTTGATTCTGCTTTCATATTTTTTTCTCATAATATCTTCGTAGTCTTTAGGTATCATGTTCGGAATCCATACTCCTGCTTGGCTCATAACTGCATCATAAAATAATTTTTGATTTCTTAAAGTTGGTCCATCTATTCTAATTTCTGTTGTTATTATTTTATCTTCTAAACGACCGGTCACTTTAATTAAGTATCTGTCTTGCCCATAATCAATAATATCTCCAATTGCACCAGTGGCTTCTATAGTTGCATGATCTACTCCAATCCAACTAAATATTTCGGAAACACCTTTTTGGCTGCACCCAAGAAGTTTAGCAATTGTGGGTATTCCAAAGTTCCTTTGTGCTTCCTCTCCAGAAGTTCCTTTTGATGTTCTTTTTTCAGCTTCATCGTCATTAGCGGCACGGGCTATATTATAAACAAATGCATCAACGTCATCCGCTTTCCATTTTGCTTTTTTTAATAATACTCCGGCAATCGCTGCACAATATTCGTCCCTGTCACCTTTAGGAGCATAAAGAATACATAATGCTGTCGATAAAGCTATTTTTCTTAAATCCATATTTAAGTTGCCTGGGTACTTTTGTATGTCCTCGTATTTTTCCCATCTAACATTTTCATTATTCTTGCTGTGTAATGATCCCGGAACTATTGTGTACTGACCGCTGCCGCTTCTAATTTCACAAAGTGTTGCACCATGCGGGTACTTATTGTAAATCTCTTCAAATTCTTTTGGTAAAGTAAATTTTTTATTAGCTAATTCGCCCCTCCACCAATAATGACTAGTGGGATTTGTTGGTCTACCGGATATTGCCCCACAAGATTTAACATAAGAACCTACAAACCTTTTTACTAATTCATTATCAATGTCAAAATCAATATCTTTATCTAGTCTTAATGCTATTTCGTTATGTAGGTATTTATTTTTCCAATCTTCTTTAGTTATTTTAAAAGACGATTCGCTCCATGCTTTCACTACCGGTAAGCCTTTGGAACACGGAATTATGATTCTATCTAAATCTATCCATTCTTCATAACTTTCTGGACCTTTTTTTGTATTCATATTTTATTCATACCTGTATTAAAGGCCAGCTTCGCCTCTCGGTCTCCACTGGCCCTTACTTCCAATAGGAAGTTCTACAAATTTAATGAAGCTTTTTTAATTTCTTCTTCACCGTGTTTAACTTTTACTAAACCTTTGCTATTTTTTTCCGCAAAGTTTTTAGCAATTTGATAAACACCTTGATCTGTAATTGGACCAACTTTAGATACATCCCATCCAAACCATGTTCCTTTGTCATTAGACATCTGAACAGTCTTTAGATTATAAATGTGGCTATATGTTGGCGGTGTG